ATTACCTGTTTTTCCATCTCTCTTATAGTTTACTGACCCTAATACTTTAATCATATAATCGCCGTTTGGGTCGTCTATGATAGCTACTTTTCCAGTCTCTATAACCATTCTGCACAATTGTAGCATTCTAATAATATTCATCTTTTGTATTATTTTTATATTCCATTCTTGTGGTACATTTTGTTCTATCTCTCTTTTTCTATTTAACTTTCCAGCATATCCTTGTAAATCATTGTTAGCGTCGAAAGGTAATATAATCTTTACCGCATACGGACTGATACAGAATTCGTTTGCAGTCTCTCTGCACTTCTCTATAAAGTCTTGTAGGTTGGTTTGGTTTCTAATCATACTATCAATAAGCACTGGAACAGGTAAATTACTATCTTTATACCAAGTAAACATTACTGTATAGTCCGATTGTCCTAAGTCGAAAGAGAACCACATCTCCCTATCAAAACCTAGTCCATCTTTAAATACTGATAGTCTAGTAGCCTTTTTAAGAGAGTGCCCCAATACTGCGTCGTTATTCATAGCCTTTGTTGATACCATGTATTCTTGATTAAAAGACGCCTCATCATATTGAGATTTAATATACTCCAAGTCCGCGTCAGAATACACCCTAGTTCCATCAGCATTGAATCCCTCTGTTGCTGGCACTAAGATAATCTTATAGTTCTTACTAGCCTTTAAGTTGCCGTCTATAAGCTCATTAAACTCGCTTGCAAAGAACGGCGTTGATATCTCTAAGATACGCCCCTTTGCTCTATCCACGTTACCTATAAGGAATTTCCATTTCTCCCTAGAAAATCTAGCGCTTTCAGTAACTATCAAAGCGTCGAGTGATGTACCTAATTCGTTGTTTTGGTCTGTACCTAGTAGTAATATCTTACTTCCGTTCTTGTATTGGAAGTTTGACATATCCTTATGAAGATATTCGCCTGTCCTAGTAGCCACTAAACTTTCAGTATTAATAACAGTCTGGAACATTGGTTTCCCTGTCTTGTCATCATTCACGAACAGTATCTTTTTCAGAGCTTTAAGCGATGTCCCTATATATCCAACGTTAGCACCCTTCTTTAAATTGCATATCATATCCGCACAAGCTAACCCTGTTATATCCTTACCCATACCCCTTGAAGCCGATACAGCTACTCTCGACATCTCGGGCAGGAATGCCTTCATAACATTGATTTGAAAGTTTCTTGGTCTAAATTTTGGTAGTTGATAAATCATTCTTGTTTTCGACCTCCCTATCCGCCCATATTAAGAACTCTTCCCATATCTCTGGTTTGTACTCCTGTAACCAATATAAAAGCTGTGTATCAGTCACTAAGGTACATACAGAACGGAACTCATTATCTTGCTTTTTCTTTTGGGTCATACCCTTAATCATTTTCTTATATTCATTACTATTCGTTATCAGTTCCATATTCTCCCAGCTCCTCTGCGTTGTCTCCTGCCTTCTCCACGTAGTCCATCGTTACCTTATGATTGAATTGTCCTATAAGAACATCATTTTTGACTTTTTTAATCTCGTTACCTTCTGTGTCTATCAGATACTTAGCGTTATCTTTAGCACTAAAGAATATATTATTTACATCTCCATCTAGTCTTGATAGTTCCTTAATTACTGATAGCATTTCTTTTACTTCTTTTAATTGTTGTATAATCTCTGCTCTGTTACTTTTCTTTTCTTTCAACATCTTATTGGTTAAACTCACAACCTCAATTCTAAGGTCATTCATCATAGACTTATAGTCAGTTACTATGTTGACCTCGTCATCTTTTTTGCCATCAAATATATCACTGTACACTCTGTTAATACAAGCAATCACTGTCTTAGCCTTGCTTGACATTTGCAAATTGTACATGATAGCATTGATTTTTTCCTCTATGGTAGAATCATATGTTAGTGAAAAATTCCTCTTTGCCATTTCAAAACCTCCTTTTTTAATTGTAATTATAACACATAAAAAAAAGACAGGCTTAACCTGTTCTTTTCTTAGAGCTGTTTACATGATAGGGGGTAATGTTATTATACCATGTTATCGGTATCAACTTCCACCCATATACAATCAGAGTTAGTTATACAATAAAACTCTCCGCTATTATCTGTGGGGCATGTGGAATAAGCGTCATTGTAAATACACCCTTCACAAGTAGCACATGTCTTTCCCTCATCTTCAAACGTTATACCTTTAACTAATACTATCTTTTTCATTATAGTAGCCCCCTCTTTTTTAATGTTAATGTAATATAATTATACGCTTTTTTCAAGTCGTCGTCTCCGTTCTTTTTAGTAGTTCTGAATAGGTATTTAATAGCATTGGCTATATAGAACGCTTCAATCCCTTTAAGGTCTTTCACAGCCTCCTCAATGAATGTCATACAGTTAAGTCCGTCTCCAAATTCATAATGGCTAGATGGTGCAAAGGTACACACTTCTTTAATATCACTTGTAGGTTTCTCGTGTATAACTCCTGCTGTGTCTATCCCTTGTTTTCCTGTGTCGCTATACTCATGCTTGTGTAATGTTATATTGTCTGGTGTAGCCTCTATCTTCGGTATAATAGGCTGTAAACGTTCCCTAGAAGTCCATCTGACCTTAGTGTTCATAGGCACACCTTCAAGTATTTCTATGTCTTTGCTCTTTTCAATCCCTATCGTTTCTTCAAGCGTTCTTGATACATCTAAATCACTTCTTAGCATATATACAAAAGTTGATATCGGGTTAAAGTCTATTCCGATAACAGTTTCAACCTTGTTTTTATATATAACTTCTGACCCGATTGAAATACCGTTTCTTTCCCTATCACTTGATTTCAATATTCTTAATTCTGTTTTTTCTTCCTCTTTCACTAATTCCAATTCCTCCTTACTTCTCCACGCTACTGTAATATCTGGGTCTATCCACTTCAATATTTCCATATCACTTGATCGGAAATGCTTTAATATAAGTTCGAGCTTTGTTGTTGAATATGCACTCTCAATCAGAAAAACATAATACCCTTTGGGGCTAAAATCAATACCTAACAATTTATAAACCTTACCGTTATATTTAACCTTATCTCCGATAGTAAAACCATCTCTGTTTCTGTTACTTTTTTCTAATACTCGGAGTTTCTTTTCGTAGTTCTTTAAATCGTCAATAGTTACCCATTGGACTTTTTGATTGTCTGGTATCTTAGACAAGAACTCTACGTCTTTGTTTTCTTTCAATTGCTTAATCTCTTTAAAAGTATAAGCGTTATCGTCGTCAGAGCTTATCAAATAGCAAAGTGAACTATTTACAGCATAGTCTACCGCTAGTATTCTTTTCTCCTCTCCTCTATATTCAACCCATTGTCCTAATGTTATACCGTTTAGTTCTCTGTTACTACACTCTAATACTTTCATTAACCTTTCCTCCCTATTCTAATTACATAATTCTTTAATATACCTGTCTTGCTTTCAGCTTGTAACAATCTATATATAGCCTTGTCATAGTCCTTAGTAACTGATATCTTTCTACCTTGTCTTATCACATATACCGGGTCTCTGTCCTTAACCCTGTCTATCATACCTACCATTACTTACACGCTCCCATCATAGCGTCAAACAATAATTCTTGATATCCGTGAGTTAGCATTTTGATTTCTACCTCATCAACTCCATCGCCAGCAATTATACACTCATCATGTCTGTGCAGCTTTGTATTTTCCGTTATATCAGCGTTTGATTGTATCGCCTTCCTAATAGTCCTTTGTATGTTCTCAATGGCTTCTTTGAGGTAATAAGAGCTTACTACACATTTAAAACCAAGTTCCCTTTGCATAAACTTCACACACTCAATCATAGCCCTTTTCTTAATATCTTCGTGTGTAACGTCCAATATCTTCTTAATAGTCATTTCCTTGACCTCCTAATTGTGATTTTAATAGTTCTAATCTGCTTCTGAATTCCTGCTCATCTATAAGTTTTTCTGGCTCTCGTAGTGCATATTCCATCAGCTCAATTTCTTCTAATAAGCTAATATATTCAAATTCATCATTAACCATTGTAAACCTCCGCCCATACGTATTCATTGTCGTTCTCCCTAGCTCTACGATACGCTCTAGCTATTTTCTTGTAGTTATCCTTATGAAAGGATAGCTCATTCTTCATAAACTCTATATCACTCTTATACGTGCCTGTACCTCCTTATACATTATTAAGATACTGCAAGTGCTCTTTTTATTAGCTCCCTTGTCTCATCTATACATAGATAGTATCACACTTTAATTTTTATGTCAACAACTAATTATAATATTTTTTATTTCATCTAATATTATAACTTTAAGAGAATGTTTTAAAGTATGATTTTGAGTGAGGTTATATAGTTTTAATGGTAAAGTGATATGAGTAGTTTTGTATTTCATATATAGTAAAATGCCATTTTTTTTCTGGGAGTTTCAATGGTAAACGGCTGGGGAATTTAAGGTTGATGGCGGGG